CGGTGCAAGGCCAGATGGTAGGAGCAAAACGAATGGCGAAGGGCGTTGCTCTTGGTCGTCACTCCCACCGCTTTTAATTTTTCATCGGACAGCGGGAGAACTTTTGATCGCGGGAAAATGGAGTCCTCGTTTTTTCCGCCAAACTCTTTCAGCCACGCCGCCAGATTGTCAGGGATGTCGATGGTTCGGCCCGTGCGGGTCTTGGTGATTTCTGGAGAAAGCCGAATCATTTTTTCCTCGAAGAGCACATTCTGGTATTTGAGTTTTTTGTGACTCGCCTCCGCGCTGCGTGTCCCGCCAAACGCCATCAATGCCAGATAGGTCAGGTAGTATTTCGGAGCCGCGATGAACAACCGGCAGAGTTCTTCCGGTGTGTAGTATTCGGGAGTCGTCGCGTTCAGTTTTCCAAAGTTCGCTTCGATCTCCATTTTGTCCTCGGAGATGAATCGTTGTTTTCTCGCGAATCGAAGGATCGTGGAGAGCGTGCCGAATAAATTGTATTTCGAGCGGTCCGCGTATTTTCGCGAGCGGTTCAAAAAATTTAGATACTCCTCGGGCGCGATGGTGTCGATGAATCGACTGCCGAACTCCGGCTCCCACACATTGCGGTGGTGGCGGATCGTCTGGTAGTAGCGTTCAGAAAGTTTTCGCTCCACGCTCTTGCTGTAAAAAAGATCGAAGACCTCCGTGAAAGTTTTCGGGTTGCGGTCGGTGTATTGGTGGAACTTCAAATAAAATTCCACCGCCGCGTGCATGGGAGTCTTGCCGAGCTTGCGAGAGCATTCGGTGAAGTAGAACACATCCTCGCCGCTCAAGCCTGTTGCGGCTCCGTCACTCTTCACGAGATTTTTCACGATGCGCTCTGCTTCGGCGAGCGCAGCGGTTTCGTCGGAGTAATCGCGGCGATGCCCGCGTTTCCCCACGCGCCATGAAAGGCGGTGGCGAGTGTATCCCCCATGCGTGGATTTTTTTATTCGGACTTGGATGTGCCCGCATTTCATTACGCTTGTCGCGTCGTCAATTTTGTCGGTTCGGATTTTCATTTTTCGGTGTTTTGGTTGTTCGTTTTGTTGCTCGCTTTTGCCCCAAAAACTTGGGGGAAAGTTGGGGAAAAGGTGTAATAACCTTGCACAAGATTATACAACCCGAAAGAAAAAACCCGTAGGCTTGCGTAGGAGAGTGAAAGTTTTCCCCCAAAAAAGTTGGGGCAAAAAAGACCGGAGTCTACGGGGCTCGAATTCGCGTTGAAATTTGAACAAATTGTTGACAAGGTATTGTTTATGTAAAATTGATTTTGACTCTTCCCCAAGTTAGACCTACTTTACCCCAGAATGGTTCAAAAAAAGTTTGGGATTTTTGTCGATGACGGAAAAACCCCGATCCCAAAAAACAGCGTCGTTCGCTATGGATATGTTTACCCTCCGGGCACCGCGGATTGGACGATCGAGCTTCATGCTTACCGAGCACTAGCAAAAGACGGAACGCCGCGAGAGGAAAATTTCAAGAGAGCGGCGATGATGTTTTTCTCCAAGAAATCGGAGCCGTTTATTTGGCACCCGTGGGCCGAGGATATGCTCTATGAGTGCTGCTACTCGCAGTTCGTGGGCTTCGCGGGCTGCGGCTCGTCGGGCAAGTCGGATTTCATGGCGGTGTGGATTCTTCTGAATTGGCTCGCTGCGCCGTATCACACGCTCGGGCTTTTGACTTCGACCTCGATTCGCGATTCCAAGAAGCGCGTTTGGGGCGCGGTGTCGCGCTACTGGCCCGCGATTGCCCCTGTCGCTCCGGCGAAGCTCACCGATACGCCGACTCCGGCGATTTATGTTGTGCGCGACAAGGTTCGCATGGAGCAGGCAGGCGTGTATTTGATCCCCGCGGAGGCGAAGAAGACGAACGAAGTTACCGGCAAGATGCGAGGCATGAAAGCCCCGCGAGTCTTTCTGGCAGCGGATGAGTTGTCGGAGCTTTCGCATTCGCTCCTCGATACGGCGATGTCGAACCTTGCGAACAACGCGGTGCTGCACATCTGCGCGGCGGCGAACCCTGTCAGCTACTACGACCCATTTGGAAAATTCGCGGAGCCGCAGAATGGTTGGGGCTCGATCACGGTGAACGACGATCGCTGGGAAACCAAGCTGGGAGGGGTTTGCCTGCACTTCGATGCGATGCGGAACCCGAATTATCTGGCGAAAGAAAATCTCTGGCCCATTCAGAAATGGGAAAAGATCGAGGAAGCGGTGGAGCGGCTGGGCGACGACTCGCCGATGTTTTGGCGTGACTACCGCGGCTTTTGGCCTCCCCAGGGAATTTCCAAAGCGATCTACTCGGAGTCGGAGATTATCAAATTCAAAGGGGACCAGCCGCCGGTCTGGCAGGGCGCGACGACACGGATCGCGGGCGTGGACCCTTCGTTTGTTTCTGGCGGAGATCGCTGCGTGCTGTATGTCGGCAGCTACGGACTCAACAAAGACGGCATCGAGCAGGTATCATTTGATACCTTCCATTTCGTTGAAGACGACGCCTCCTCGAATGAGCCGCGCACTTTTCAGGTGGCGGCAAAGATCGCCGAGATTTTGCGGCGCGAGCGGGTCCAGTCTTACCATCTCGGCGTCGATGTGACGGGCGGTGGCGTTCCGTTTTGCGATGCGCTATCTCGCGTCCTAGGGAGCAATGATTTCCTTCGCGTGCATTTCGGAGGGTCTCCGAGCGATCGGTCGCTCTCGGCTTACGACGCGACGAAAGCCAACGACAAGTATGTGAACCGCGTCACTGAGCTTTGGTTCGGCGCGAAAGAGTATTTGCAGAATGGGCAGCTTCGCGGCATCGGCCCCGACCTCGCCCAGGAAATGACGGCCCGTAATTTCGAGACCCGCAAATCGGGCGGGATGAAACTCTGCGTCGAGCCGAAGGCGGACATGAAGGCGCGGATGGGGCGATCCCCTGACATTGCGGACGCGGCGTTTGTTTTGTTGGAAGTCGTGCGCGAGCGGATGGGCCTTCGCCCGCCCCAAGAGAGCGGACCCCGTGCTGCTCGCCCGTGGCGCAAGATGATGGGGCGCTTCGATGTCAAGCGCAATTCGCCTTGCCTTTTGGACGCCTAGGTGTAATAATCTCGCAACCCATGGAAGCCGTTGAATACCCGTTGACGATTGAGCAAGGTTCCACTTTTCAGAAGCAATTTCGCTGGAAGGTGGACGGGCAGGTTATGAACCTAACAGGTTATACCGCCAAGATGCAGGCTCGCAGGAGCTACGGCAGCGCCGTCGGGTTTGAACTTAGCACCGAGAACAGCCGAATCTTGCTAGGCGGCGCGGGCGGAACAGTCTCTTTAGAGATGGCTCCTGACGAAACGGCGACTCTCCCTGTGGGAAATTTTGTTTACGATTTGGAACTGACGACCGGCGGCGTGGTTCGCAAGCTGATCCGCGGCACGGTGGTTGTCTTGCCGGAGGCAACGATCTAACATGGCTGAGATTATCGAAATCATTGGCTCTGGCTTGACCGGCCCCCAGGGCCCCCGTGGGTTGCCAGGTTTGGACGGAGCCCCAGGAGCCGATGGGGCGCAGGGCCCCGCAGGACCTATCGGCCCCATTGGCTCCGTTGGTCCCGCAGGAGCGCAAGGCGAAAAAGGCGATCGCGGTTTGCAAGGCCCTAAAGGCGATAGTGTTATCGGACCCCAGGGCGAACGCGGGTTAAAGGGCGATAAAGGGGACCGCGGTATCGAAGGACCCATGGGCCCCGTTGGCCCCGTCGGCCCCCCTGGTGCCGCTGGCGCGGTCGGACCCCAGGGTCCCCGCGGATTTCAAGGTTTGCGCGGCGACCCAGGCCCCCAGGGCATCGAGGGGGCCCGTGGGTTACAAGGCGTTCAGGGAGATAAAGGCGATACCGGCGGGATGGGCCCCTCAGGCCCCCGCGGCTATACCGGCCCGCAAGGACCCCAGGGCGAAGTGAGCAAAGGGTCAGTTATGGCTTTTAGCATCGCTCTTGGAGGCGTGTGAAACAGGAATACACCGGCCCTTACACTTTTGATGTAGCCGCCCGCACGATTACGCTGGCGGGTATTGAGGTTCCCCAGGGGCGATTGGCGCTGGTCGTTAATTCGACGGTCGGGTTTATTTACCACAACATCGAGCATGAGCCGACAGCACAAGTCAGCATTGTTCCTAGCACAGTTGGGGGGATTCTGTCTGCCGTGGGCTACGACGCCATCGACTCGTTCAATGGTGACTACGCACTCTTCCAAGGTGGTTTAGATAAGGGCGGGGTCGTCAACATCGTGGGCGGCGTAATAACGGTTGTCAACCCAGGCAACGGGTATTCCGCAGGATTTGCTAATTCGGTCGGTGGAACGAGGTTTGTTATAGACATTGACCCCTCTTTCAACACGGTCATTGTTTTTCCTCGCTACAAGGATTGCGAGAACCATCAAAACACGGACGCGCTTTCGATTTTTTACGATGACGGCGTCGATCTGGGGCAACTCATCAAGGACGAGTCGGACGAGACACAGGCGTTGTTGCAAGCTGAGTTCGACGAAATGCAGACTTTGGTTTCTGCGTTCAAAGAAGAGTTCAAGGACGAGATTGACCACACCCAATCGGTTTTAGAGACGCGGCTGGAGTCCATCGACATTACTCTTGCAGACTTTCAAGCCGAGGCGTTGGCCGAGTCTAATGCTACGCAGAATTTTTTGAGCGATACTCTGCGTCCTGTTTTGGATGATTTTAAGACCGAAGCGAAAAGCGAGGCGGATGCGACGCAGACGCTTTTGAACTTAAAGCTCGCAGGGTTGATTAACGGGTTCTTGGGGGTCGAGCACCTCGTCAAGTATTCTTCGGAGAATGGCTACGATATTGAAATTGTCCCTGCCACTTACGACGGGGTTAATCGGAACACTGGATATAGCCCGTCCCAAATTGTATTTTCAAAAGGCGGCGGCGTTTCGATGACAATTTTTTTGCACTATGACAACGAAGGGCATTTAATTCTAGTCACTTCTCAGTATTGGACCCCCTCTCTACTCGACACCCGTGCTATTTGGTTAGATGCAAGTGATCTAACTTCAATAGTGACTTCAGGTCAGTATGTCACTCGATGGAACAGCCAACTCGATTCTACTTGGAGTGCTCGTCCTTTTGACAATCCTCCTACTGCTGACAGCCGCCCGAAGTCTGGTGTGGCTACTATAAACGACCTTAACGCGATTTCTTTTGATGCGGTGGACGATGACCTTTTGACTTACAAAAACGGAATCCGTCGAGCTTTGGCTGATGTGGACCAAGGGGCTCAATACTCTAAGGAAGCCGTTTTTATCGTGGCACGGCGGAACGCCCCCTCCTCAAGCCGGTGGCTTTCAGCGGGGGTTTCAGGAAATCGAAATTTTGGAACTTTCTTTCCAGGCTTAGGGGTAAACCGAATGATTCTGGATATTGGCCCTAATAGGGTTGACTATTATTACCCCGCCGCATTTCCGGCTGTGGGGTTGTTTTCTTTTTTCGTCGATTCGACCGCACCAAGTTCTGAGCTTTTTTTTAACGGCACTCGGGTTTCTTTAGATACAACCCCTTTTGATATGTTTGCAGGCCGACAAGACGGCGTTGGCGGGACGACTATTGGGCCAGGGTCGGGTGACGATTTTGGCGAGGTTTTAGTCCTTCGCGAGGTTCCTGATAGGACCACTCGGCAAAAGATCGAGGGGTATCTGGCTCATAAGTGGGGCCTCACTGGGGGGCTTCCCGCAGACCACCCGCACAAATTTGCCCCGCCAGGAGTTTAGACTTGCTTTTTCTAGCAAACAATGTAATAACCACATAACCCGTGAAGCAACAATACAAAGGCTCCTACACTTTCGATGTCGCCACGCGCACGATCACGATGCTGGGCATCGAGGTGCCGCCGGAGCGGGTGTTGCTTGTGGTTAATTCCACGGTCGGTTTCGTTTACCATAATTTCGCAATCGAGCCGAATGGGGATATTTCGATCTCTGGGGGCAACACGGTTATTGTTTTCCCGCCGTATAAAGACTGTGACACGCACCGGAATGCCGACGCGCTCTCGATTTTTTACGATGACGGCGTCGATCTCGGGAAGCTCATTAAGGACGAGAGTGACCAAACGCAAACACTCGTTCAATTGGAGTTTAATGAGACGCAAACGCTGCTGAGCGTTTTCAAAGATGAGGTCAAAGCGGAGTTTGACGAGACTCAAGACATTATCGAACCTCGGCTGGAGTCGATCGACACGGTTCTTACGGCATTCAAGGCCGAAGCCAAGACGGAGTCCGACGCCACTCAAGTAATCCTTGATAATCTTTACACGAAGGTTTCGGATTTTAAGACGGAGGCGAAAAGCGAGTCTGACGACACGCAGACGATTCTCACGACCAAACTCCCCAACCCCGTGAACGGACGCATCCCTGTTGAGACGATCGGGGCTTTTGACGCCACCAACGGAGTGTCGATTGCCATGGACCACGGAGCCTTTGGCCCTATTCAAGTTAGATTTTCTCGAAGTGGCTCGGTTGTTAAGACCCTGAACTTGATTTACGACATCGACGGAAAACTGACTTCCGTGCTTCCGGCATGAGATTTTTATTTAACCCCATCACCTCGCAGTTTAATGCGGCCCCGCCGAGGGAGATTATTTACTCGGACACGGCTCCTGCGTTTCCCGTGGAGGGGAGCCGTTGGGTGAACACGCTGGAAATTCGCGAGTATGTCTTTACCTTTGACGCCAACGGCGCGGGGTATTGGGTGGAAGTGGGCATCGGATCGACCGGCCCCCAGGGCGAGACGGGCGAGCAGGGCATTCAAGGAATCCAAGGAATCCAAGGCATTCAGGGCGTGCAGGGCCCCGCCGCAACGGTAGCCGTCGGCACCGTGACGACTGGTGACGCAGGAACGAGCGTTTCCGTCGCGAACTCGGGAACAAGCGGAGCCGCGGTTTTAGATTTTACAATCCCTAGGGGGGCAGTCGGTCAAACCGGCGCAGTCGGCCCCCAGGGGCCACAGGGCATTCAAGGGCCGAAAGGCGACGACGGCGCGGGCATCGTGCTCAAAGGTGCGGTAAATTTGTTCTCCAACCTTCCGACTACGGGCAACACCCGAGGTGATTTGTATGTAGTCCAGAATGACGGCAATGGTTATGTGTGGAGTGGCACGGGTTGGGTGAATGTCGGTCAGATTCGCGGCCCTAAAGGCGACACCGGATTGCAGGGCCCCGCAGGCCCCGCCCCAGCGGGCACGGGAGCGGTTGTCGTTAGCAACGGAACTCTTGGAACCCCTGTCGGATACGGCACCGCCAATGTCGCCAGCACACTCGTTCAGCGTGACGCCAGCGGCAATTTTTCGGCAGGCACGATTACGGCCAATGTCACCGGTAATGTGACTGGTAGTGTTACTGGGGGCGTGTCAGGAAACGCAGGCACCGCGACCAAGCTCGCCACGGCCCGTTTAATCAATGTTTCTGGTGATGTCACTGGCACGGCGCAGAGTTTCGACGGTTCGGCAGACATTACGATCCCAACGGCGATCACTGCGGGCTCGGTAGTCAACGCCGACATCTCTGCCACCGCCGCCATCGCCGACACCAAGCTCGCGACGATTTCAACGGCGAATAAGGTAAGCAACTCGGCCACCACCGCGACGAGCGCGAATACAAATTTCGCGATCGTGGCACGGGACGCCAATGGCAATTTCTCCGCGAACCAAATTACTGCTAAACTCACGGGCGATGTCACGGGCAACGCCACCAATGTTTCTGGCACGGTAGCGATTCTCAACGGCGGCACGGGGGCGACCACGGCAGCAGGCGCATTGGTTAATCTCGGAGCGGCAGCGAGTAACGATGCGCGCTTTCAAAGGATTCCCTCTGCTTGGACCTCTCGGACCTCTGCCTACACCGCCGTCGCAGGCGACCGGATCAGCGCCAACACCACAGCGGCAGCGTTTACCATTACTTTGCCCACCGCGCCAGCAGCGTTCACCGAGATTGTTTTTGCGGACCATTACAACCAATGGGCGACGAGAAACCTCACGATCGCTCGAAACAGCCAAAACATCGAGGGGCTTGCTGAAAACCTTGTGTGCAATGTCGCCGGATTACAAATCACCTTACGATATGAAGGAACCAACTGGAGAGTCTATACATGAACCTAAGTAGCTTATTATCAAAAAGCGTCATGCCCCCAGGGGCAGTAATGCCTTTCGCCGCTAACTCCGCTCCTGCGGGTTGGCTGACTGCAAACGGAGCAGCCATTTCTCGAACCACTTATTCCGCTCTGTTCGCAGTGATTGGGGGCACTTATGGAGTGGGAGACGGTAGCACCACATTTAACCTACCAGACTTGCGCGGATATTTCGTGCGGGGGTCAGGAACAAATAGTGACGGCGTTGCCTCTGGAACTTTCGGGGCCAGGCAAGCTGATGCCTATAAATCCCACAACCACGGGGGGCTCACTACTGCCGGAAACACCGGAGGAGAAAGTGCCGACCACGCTCACTATGTTAGCGGAACCACTGGTGGGGAAAGCGCCGACCACGCTCACTATGTTAGTGGGACTACATCATCAAATGGTTCTCATACACATACCCAGCTCGGCGGAGGCAGCCATGATGATGGCGGGCCTAATGTTACAGGAAGTGTAACCTCTGGAACACTGTCTAACATTGCTGCTAATGGAGCGCATACTCACACTTTTGCGGCATGGTCAGGGGGGCGAAACACCGCGCATACACACTCTTTCGCGGGCTGGACCGGAGGCCGAAACACCGCGCATACACACTCGGTCCAATTAGGAATAAACTTTGAGGGCAGCGGTGAAACTCGTCCAAGAAATATCCCCATGCTCTATTGCATCAAATTCTAATAAAATGAAAAACGCTTATACACACGCTTATTCTTTTCATCCGCAAACGGGAGTTTTTAACGGGGTTGAGTTTGCTCAAGAGTCTCCTTTGGAGACTGGGGTTTATTTACTTCCTGCATCCGCCACTTTAATAAAACCGCCTCAACCTGCTGAAGGAAAACAGGCGGTTTGGCATGGGGGAAGTTGGAAAATTGAAGACATCCCCCTTGTTGAAGAACCCGCTCCACCCGCCCCAGCCCTTGAGCAAATGGAAATGCAGCCTTTGCCCCCGACTCCACCCGTTGAGTATCCAGAACAGGAGTTGCAGCCTTTGCCCCCGACTCCACCCATTGAGTATCCAGAACAGGAGTTGACCCCTGTGGACCTCGATAATCTTCCCCCACTCCCCGAGCCGCCCCCTTTGACCTGGGACTCGATTCGCGCCGAGCGCAATTTTCTCCTCTCCCAAAGCGACTGGACCCAACTCGCCGACGCGCCGCCACTGAGCCTTGAACAAAAGCAGGCTTGGACCGTTTACCGTCAGGCTCTCCGTGATGTGCCTTCGAGTTTTGCTACGCCTGAAGAAGTTGTGTGGCCGACGGTCTCGTAAAAAATGTTCACTTTTCCCACAAGCCCGCAACTTGGTGATACTGTTCAACTTGTAGATCGCATCTACCAGTGGAACGGCGCGGTGTGGCGGTCGATCCCTGTGACGGGAGCGCAAGGCCCCCCTGGGGCTCCTGGGCCTTCCGGTCCCGCGGGCCCCGCCGGTCCCCAGGGACAGCAGGGCGAGGCCGGACCCGCCGGTCCAGTTGGCCCAGCAGGCCCCGCTGGGGCGAGTGGCGCGAAAGGCGATCAGGGCATCCCTGGCCCCGCCCCTTCAGGCACCGGCTTTGTGTATGTGGAGAGTGGCGTGGCCTCCTCCACTTTGGCCTTTGATGCCGGAACCTTTTGACTTTCCCCAGAACTAGCAGTAATAACCCTACAACCCAATAATAAAACAACACTATGGCTAATCCCAATCTCAAAGTAGTCCGCCGCCGCCTTACTGGCGCAGTCGGAGCCCCTTCCGACATGGAAGCGGGACAAATCGCAATCAATTCCGTTGACGAAAAAGTCTATATCCACAACGGCACTTCCGCAATCCCCGTGGCGGGCAAGGGCGAGTTCGTGGACAAAGGCTCCGAGCAAAGCGTCACCGGCAAAAAAAACTTCACTGCGATCACGGTCTCCACGACCCCCGCAGACGCCAACGATGCGGTTCGCAAGACCGATCTCGACACCGAAGTCACTGCACTTCAAGGTGCCATCACGACTGAAGCCGGAACTCGCGCAGCGGCAGACACCGCTCTTGGTCTCCGAATCGACGCCCTAGGGAGCGCCTTCAACTATGTCGGCACTGTAAACGGCGGAGCAAACTCTGGCGCGGCGACCAACCTTGCCTCGCTGACCGAGAAGGACGCGGGCGACTACTACAAAGTGGGAACGGCGGGACACTTCGTTCTCGCTCCTGCGGCTTCGTTCTTTGCTAACAGCGGAGACGGCCTTGTCTTCAACCTCGCTAATGGAATCGACAAGCTCGACAACACCGACAGCACAGTTGCAGGCACCGCAAACGAGATTTCCGTTACGGGCTCTACCGACACTGGCTACACCGTGGCGATCGACGCCGTTTTTTCGGGCCGCGTTACCGCGCTCGAAACGACCTCCTCGAACCTCGGCACCATGTCGACTCAGGACGCCGACGCGGTCGCCATCACTGGCGGCACGATCGACGGCACTGCGATCGGCGGCACTGCGGCTGCGGCTGGCGCGTTCACCACGCTCTCGGCCTCCTCGACCGCGACCCTGAACACCCTTGCCAGTTCCGGCGCTACCCTCACGGGCGGCTCGATCAATGGCATGGCAATCGGCGGCACCACTGCTGCTGCGGGCGCGTTCACCACGCTCTCGGCCTCCTCGACCGCGACCCTGAACACCCTCGCCAGTTCCGGCGCTACCCTCACGGGCGGCTCGATCGACAACATGGTTATTGGTGGCACAACCGCCGTTGCGGGTTCCTTCACTGCGGTTTCGGCTTCGACAATCAGCGCCTCCGGCAATGCGACCTTCAATGGCAACATTGTGGGTGACGGCTCGACCGAAATCACCGATTGCATCATTGACGCGGGAACATTCTGATCCCAATGGGTTCTAGTAGAGTATCACTGCTCAAAAGCGAGGTCGTGGGGCAACTCCCCACGGCCTCTGCCATGGCCGTCGGCGAGTTGGCGGTCAACTATGCTGACAAGAAAATCTACGGAAAGCACCCTGGCAGTGGCGCGGTTGTGCAGGTTGCGGCGGCTCCGACCCATTCTCACGCTCTTTCGGACCTGACGCAGAGTGGCGCGACGAGCGGGCAGGTGCCTACATGGAATGGCACGGCTTGGACTCCTCAGACCCCCAGTGGCGGCGGGAGCGGTTCTTCGGTGGTCTCGGATACCACTGGAATGACGGGCGCGTCGCAACTCACTAATATCGTTCAGATCACACAGGCGGGATACAACGCGATCGCAACTCCCAACGCGAGCACCCTCTACATCATTGTCGGATGATTTTAACTCAATCCAACGCAGCAAGATCAGGAGCAACCGTTGTCAATGCAATCGCATCGGTTGCAAGTTCGAGGTATAATTTTCATGTTTTTGAAGCTACTACGATTTCAAGAGTTATTAGCGGTGCGTTAGGTGTTGTTAAAACAGGAATTGGAACGCTAATTTTTTCAAATATAAACTCTTATAGTGGGGGAACAACAATAAATGCAGGAACACTAAGGTTGCAGGCCGGTGCTACCAATTTATACAACACATCGAACCGCACTTACAATATCAACAACGGATCGAGGTTGGTTTTTGCTGCTGGTGCTGCTACGAACCCTGCTCTACACGGAACAATTATCAACATTGACAGTAATGGAGGTGCAACCATTACATTGGATAACATAAATGGCCTAATTCAATCTATCACAGGGGTTATTATTAACTCTAACGGAGGATTGCAAAACCGACTTGTCTCAATAAATGGATTTTTCAACGATCAAGGCGGCACGCGCCCTGTGGTGTTCAATATAGCCAGCGGCAGTAATGCGACGGCTGATTTTTGGGCAGATTGCCGGGTAATTGGCAGGTGCGAACTCACAAAAAATGGGTCTGGGAAACTGTTATTTAGAGAGGGTCTGTTCGGAATGTTTGGTGATGGTGTTACAAACATTAGAATAAATTCCGGCACCATGGAAATCGGAGGGACATCTGCTGCGTTCCTAAACCAAAAAAGCGGAAGTCTATTCCTAAATAACGGCACTTTTATTTGGAACTCAATAGCCGCCAACCAAACTATTATTAACGCCATCTCGGGCACAGGTAACATAATAAAAAGAAACTCTGGCACTCTTATTTTTTCTGCCAATAACTCTTACTTAGGAGCTACATCTATCGAAGCTGGAACTTTGCGTGTAACAACATTGATTGGTGGAACTTCTGGAAAATTTTCTCAAGCAAATTTTACGAATACAGCCTTGACTGTAACATTTTCTGTAGCCCCGCTTGCGGGGGAAACCTATCGACTTTTCTCGGGGGCAACGACACAAAGTTACCCTACTGTCTCTTTAGTTGGCGCGGATGGAAGAACCGCAACTTACAATTCTGCAATTTCAACTCTGACAATAGCATGAATATAGAACCTAACAATGACGGATGGCGATTTGATGAATCTGTTGGATGGAAGCTAATCCACAACGACATCGATGTTATTTTTTTTGAAGAGACAGACAAAGCAATTTCGACCCAAGAAAAATTATTCGTAGGGACAAAAGAAGAGTGTGAAAATTTAATAACAGAATTAGGTCTAACTATTCCCCCAGAAGAAGAATTAACTATCGCCCCAGAAGTTGTCCCAGAAGAAGAATTAGAAAGTCAAGAATGAGCGACCTCAGCAAACATTTTGACTTCGGCCTCAAAATCGCCACCACCGTCGCCCTTCTCGCCGTCGCCCTTCTCGGCACAAAGTTTGTGACCAAGGAGGAGTTTACGGCGGCGAACTCTCGCATCGAGAAGATCGAGGCTGTCCTTATCCGCATGGAACAGAACGCCGTAACGGACGCTAGGCACGATAATATCCTCAACGACCACGAAAACCGCATCCGCACACTCGAACGCAAATGAGTAAAGCCCTACTATTTTGTATCACATTAGTATTTACCGGCTGTGTCAGTATCCCCATCCCGCCGATTGGCGATCGGGTAGGGGAGTTAGGCAACCTCAAACTCAGCGTCAAGGTCGCTTACGAGCCCAAATCCTCCCCCGAACGACCGCCGAGTGACTCCATGGCTTTTGCCTGGGAGCAATTCGGCTTAACGCAACCCAAACTGCTAAAAGACAAATGAAAATCGTAAACATCGTCATCGAACGGCTTAGTGAAAATTCCACCTGGCGCGGGGTCATCCTCGTCGTCACGGCCCTAGGGCTTCGTTTGGAGCCAGAGCTTCAAAATCAAATCGTCGCCGCTGGCCTCTCGCTTGTTGGCCTCATCAACATCGTCCGCAAGGGTAAGTGACGAGCGATCAAATCCAACGGATGCAGCGCCGCATCGGCGTCGTGCCGGACGGGTTCTGGGGCCCCAAGTCCCAGGCCCGTTGCCGCGAGCATCTGCGATCGCTCATGCCGAGTCCGAACCCATGGCCGCACTCCACGCAAGCGGCGCTCCGTGAGTTCTATGGCGAGCCAGGGGATGAATCGAACCTCGTCACAATCGAGTTTCCGTATCCCATGTATTACGGCGGGAAGCTCGTCAAAAAATCCCGCTGCCATTTGAAGGTCGCGCCCTCCTTGAAGCGTATTCTTCAAGCGATCGGGGACCTGCATGGCAAAGACCGCGAGGTCATGGAAGAGGCCGAGGACTACGGCGGTATTTTCAACTTTCGACAAAAACGCGGCGGAACTTCGTTTTCTGTCCACGCTTGGGGGGCGGCAATAGATTTAGACGCCGACGACAACACTTTTCGAGACACCTGGCCGCTGAAGGCCGATATGCCCCTAGAGATCATGGAGGCGTTTGCCCGCGAAGGCTGGCAGAGCGCCGGAGCTTTCTGGGGCTACGACGCGATGCACTTCGAAGCTTGTAGACCAAGGGTTTAAACACATTTATGCCAAAAAAACAACCCGCAGCTAACAATGTGTGGCAGGAGATCGAACGCTCCTCCACGACTCGCGCTCACCGCTCCGAGGTGGACGACCTGAAAAAACAGATCTCAAGCTACCAGCAAGCGATCGAAGAGTTGAGCGCCAGCATGGATGTGGCTTCTTTACTAAAGGAATCCCCCTCGGGCAACCGCACCTACGCCATCGAGCGCAAAGGCAAATCCTCCACGGAATCCGCGGCGGTGGTGGTGGCGAGTGATTGGCACTGCGAGGAATCGGTCGATCCCCGCACGGTTTCGCACCTCAACACTTTTAACTTGGAGGTCGCCGATCAACGCATCGAGCGGTTTGCCAAGTCGGCGATCCGACTCCTCGAAATCCAGCGCGGCGGCTGCGACATCCCGATTTGTATTCTCGCTCTTTTAGGCGATTTGATGTCCGGTTTTATTCACGAGGAATTGCGAGAGGAGAACGAACTCACTCCCACGCAGACTGTTCTGTGGCTCAAGGAGCGCGTGGCGAAATTCATCAACACCTTCCGAAAAGAGGGGAACTTCGACCACATCATCATCCCGTGCTCGGTCGGCAACCACGGGCGCACGACAATCAAGCCGCGCCATGGCACAAGTTGGAAGAACTCTTACGAATGGCTCCTTTACAAAATCTTGGAGCAGGAGATCACCGACGGGGTGACATGGGTGATCGGGGAATCATATCACACCTACCTCGATGTCTATGGCAAGACCTTCCGCCTGCATCATGGGGACGGATTGAAGTTCCAAGGGGGCGTGGGCGGGTTGACCATACCCGTAGAAAAGGCGATTTCCAACTGGAACAAAGGCCGCGTGGCGGACCTCGATATTTTCGGGCATTGGCATCAAAGCCAACAGAATCCGAAGTGGGTATCGAACGGGAGTCTCATCGGCCACAACGCTTACAGTATCGCCATCAAGGCTCCCTATGAGCCCCCACAGCAGACGCTCTTTCTTTTCAATGCGAAGCGCGGACGCACCGGCACCTGGCCCATCTTTTTAGAAGATTAACCCTACAACCTATGAATCCTTGGAAAGCACTCGTCGTTAAACACAAAGCCAAAAGCGTCAAACCCGTCCCCGAAGGATGGCTGACCCGAGCCCAAGTCGCCGAGAAAATCGGATGTGCAGAAAGCCGCGTCAATGAAAACCTTCGATCCGCCATCAAAGCGAAAGATGTGCTGGTGGACAAATTTCCAATCTGGGACGCGATTGAAGGAAAGGTGGTCACAATTCAATGCTATTCGATTAGCTCTCGCAAACCTGCGGAAGCAGCCCCGACGAAAGGCAAGCCTGGGCGCTGGCCTTTCCCTGTGGGAACCAAGGTGCGCCGGTATGATAGTCCCCAAACAGGGGTTGTAATTTCGGGCGGGCGCATCGAGTGGGCGAACGGGCGCATTTGCACGCCCCAGGGGAGCACGACCAAGAAAATTCTCGCAGTGTGAAAAAGACCTCCGGCAAGGTTCGCATCCGTGGAAAGTGGTGGAAAATCGAAATCAAGCGCCTTGCGCCGATTAAGAAAGATGGGCGCTGGACTCCCCTTCACGGGCTGTGCGACTACGCCCAACGGACGATCTACCTGAACCCGCAGTTCAACATGAAAGCCACTCTGCGGCATGAAGTAACCCACGCCTGCCAGCCCGACCTCGACGAGCCCACGGTGGAGGAAATTGAAGACGCCCATGAAAATGCCGATAAAGTTTTTGAAAAATTGGTTGCCGGTTGTTAATAACCTTGTAGAATAATAACCCATGTTGCTTGTCATTCCGTTCTCGCAAAAAGCCCTTCCTCTGTATCAGCACATCTTCTCCCTGGGGGGCGTGGCGATGCACGATGTTTTGCTGGTCGGAGGGAACCGCGATGTCGCTGAGATCGAGAAGGCGCTCAACCTTTTGAAGGGAGCTTTTGCGAATGCGGACATTTTCACGGGCGACCATGTTTACAACTCACGCAACAAGCTCTTTCACGACACCGCGCATTACCTCGATCTCATGGGCTGCACAGACCCGTGGTATTGGTTCGACGAGACTTGTTGCCCTCTGCGCCCTTCGTGGCTGACGGAAATTGCGAAGGAGTATTTCGCCGCAAAGATGCCCTACCTCGGAGCCATTGAGCCGAGTGTGGAGCGCGACCCCGCCACAGGAAAGATGCAGCAGGAACCCCCGCGGATCATCGCCTCCTCGATCTACCCGCCCGATCTTTATCTGCGGTCCACGCTGATCCGCCGCTTGGGCTACGGCTCGAAGGAGACGCCGTGGAATGTGCAAATGCGATTCGAGATGCGCCGTGATTCGGCAGTCTCGAAGCTGATCCAAAACCAAGCAGGCACCTCCGAATACCGCGGCGGCGCGGATGGAAAGTATTTTTTCAAAGAAGCCCCTGGCGTGAACGCCGAACCAATCGCCCCCCAGACCGCCGTGATCGCCGGAGTCGCCGATGGCTCGGTGCTCGAAATCCTCAACCCCAAGCCCAAACCGGCAAAGAAAAAGACTGATGAACCTGAACCACTCTCCGCTTGAACTGAAGGGGCTTGACCCCGTGACCGGCGAAGTCCCGTGCGCCCGCGTGGGCGATGTGGACGCCGCCCGCTCGATTTACCTCTCGCTCAAAAAAGCCGACGAAGGCAGCAGCCGCAACCGCGCTCTCATCGACGGGATGTTCAACGGAGCCCCGCCCTTCAACGCCAACGACCTCAAAGAAGTCGGGCAGGGGGAGCGCACGAATTTGGATTTTGGCGAAGCCGCCGCGCTCAAGGATCAAGCCCTAGCAGGCTACTACGATCTTACGAACTCGGTCGATATGCTCGCCCGCGTTCGCACCACCTACGGAAGCCCCGAGCAAGCCGCCGAGTGGAGCGAGATCATCGGCGAGGAGTTCCACCGCACCCTGCGCGGATGGAGCGAGTTTGAATTTAACCACCAGCGGCTCTCTGATTATTTTGTGACTCACGGGGTCGGTGTCGCGTATTTCGAGGACGAACTCGACTGGCGCTGGCGCGTGACGGGGCTCAATGAATTTCGCATCCCCCGTGGCACACGAGCCAGCGAGGCCGAGATCGAAGTCGCCACGGTGGACCGTGAATACCGCGCCGACGAGCTTTACGGATTTATCCGCGACCCTGAGATCGCCGCTTCCCTGGGGTGGGATGTCGCTACGGTCAAAGAAGCTCTCAAGCGGGCTTGCGCCCAAGACACCACAACCTCCCTAGGGGATTGGGAGAAACTGGAGGTAGAGCTAAAAAACAACGACATCCTTTACGGCACGGCCAAGAGCAAGGTCGTGAAGGTCGTGCATATGTGGGTGAAGGAATTTTGCGGGTGCGTCTCGCATTTGATTTTCCTGCAAGAGCCACTCCCCACCGATGTCGGCGCGATGAAGGAGAGTTTTCTTTATCGAAAAGAAAAGCGGTTCGACTCCCCGACGCAGTGCTGGGTGACTTTCACCTACGGCGTCGGTAACGGCACCTACCACGGCATCCGCGGGCTGGGCTTCAAAATCTACCCGCACATTCAAGTGCTGAACCGCCTGCGTTGCGGCATGGTGGATGGGGCGCTCCTCTCCTCCTCGCTCATCGTGCAGCCAAGCGATAGCAGCACCCGCGCTCTCGATGACCTGACGCTCACCTACTACGGCCCCTACGCCCTCTTCCCGCCTGGCTTGAAGATCGTGGATAAAGCCGTGCCTAATCTCCAGCAGAACATTATTCCGGTTATATCTGACATGGCGATGCAGATGAGCAACAACACGGGAGCATACCAAACCCGTGCTGCTGGGTCAGATGGAGCCCGCACCGCCTACGAGGTGAAGGCGCAGTTGCAGAAAGAAGCCGTGCTCTCGAATGCTTCGATCAATTTGTTTTACCATCCTTGGAAGCGGATTCTCACCGAGGTCTTCCGCCGTCTCACCCGCCGCGATTACAACGCCCGCGAACCAGGCGGCAAGGAAGCCGTGGAGTTCCGCAAACGCCTTCTTAAACGCGGAGTGCCCGAGGAAGCGATTCACCGCGTCATCAATGTCGAGCCCGTGCGGGCGATCGGCTACGGAAGCCCCGCGATGCGAATGGCGGCGATCGACGAGACCATGTCGATCTTCGGAAGCCTCGACGAAATGGGCCGCATCAATCTGCTGCGCGACCGCATTGCCGCCCGATTCGGGCAAGAAGTGGTGGACCGCTACCTCCCTTCCCCGCAGACGACTCTGCGCCCACCGTTGGATTACAAGATTGCGGTTTTGGAAAATGCCACAATGTCCACGGGGAGCCCGATTCCGACAAGTCCTGGTGAAAATCATTTCATTCATGCAGGAACTCATTTGCAGGCCCTCGATCAACTGGATGCCGCAGTGTCTCAAGGAAGTAGCAATCCTCAACAGGCGTTGGAGGTTTACCAAATTTTCCTTCCCCATTTAGGAGAACATTTGAACTCTTTGGGGGCAGACCTTGTTCGCAAGGACGAAGTCGCCCTCATGCGCCAGCGCCATCAGCAACTTTCCGCAAGCGCCAAGCGTCTTGCCGATGAGTTGCAGGCAATGCAGGAGAACCAGCAAAAAGCCCAACAGGCCGAAGCCGAACGCCAACAAACCGCCCTCATGGCCGAGTATCAGGCAATGCAGAAGAAGCTCGCCGAGTCCGAGCAGTTGAGCCCCGAGGCCCAGCAACGACTCATGGAGCGCCGCGCTGAACTTCAAATGAAAATCGAGAAGCACCAAGCCGACCTTCAAATGAAAGACGCGCAGACCGCCCAGAAGCTCGCTTTGGAAGACGCCAAAGCCGCCGCTAAGATTCGTGCCACGACCGCAGCCAGCACCTCGCAACCATGAGAGACTACCGATCCGAATACGACAACTACCACGCCCGCCCCGATCAGAAGAAGAAACGGGCGAATCGCAACGCCGCTCGGCGAAAGCTGGCGGCAGAGGGCCGCGTGAAGAAAGGCGACGGGATGGATGTCCACCACAAGGACGGCAACCCGCTCAACAACAACCCTGGCAACCTGCAAGCTCTGCGGGCCAAGATCAACCGCTCTTTGAAGTAAATGCCGAGCGCCTTCGACATGGCGAAAAGTCTGCTTACCGACACCGCGAAATGGGCCAAGAAAGGCTTCAAGCTCGCCTCGGGGGAAGTCATCACGAAGCGATTCGAGCAGTGCCAAGCGTGTCCGTTTTGGAACTCGAAAGCGTGGGGCGGCTCCGGCAAATGCACGGTCTGTGGTTGCTCGACCAAGGCCAAGCTCGTTCTCGAAACCTCCAAATGCCCGAAAGGGAAATGGTAAACTTATGACAACAATAGAATCATTTCGATCCAACGAAGTCCTGACGACCGCTTTTGCGGAGATATTAAGAAAGCCTGAAATGCGTGCGGCTCTTGAAGCCTTGCGCGATCTAGGTTGCCCCCGTGAGATAGCTCCTCCGGTGAATACTGGATTTTCCGAATGGAATAGTCATCAAAATACCCGTCGCGAAGGGTTTTATCATGCTCTTGACGCTTTAGTGGCTTTAGGAACCCCGATTGTTCGCCGCAAAGCCGACAGCGACCTCATGCCCAACCTTGAGCCAGAGGTATAAAATTTATGGACACAACAACCACAACGGAATCCCCAGCGCCCGAAGGCGAAAACCTTCAAGGCAACGGGGGCACACTAGAGTTCGGGGCCGCGGCAGGAATTGCGCAAGCCTTCGAGAAAATGAAAACGGGCCTTGAAGAAGCTCCTTCTGGGATGCCTGATGAACCAGGGCATCAAGGGCCAGAAGGAGAAGCAGGGGAAAAAAGCGAAGATCAAAGCGCGGTGCTTGATGCTCCAACCGCTGAAGACTTCGCAAAACTAAGGGGGGTTAAAGTAACCCCGAAAGCGGAGGAGCCGACT